TTTTTAATTTTGCTTTTTCTGTTTTTGTAAGGTCAGGTATTTTTTTATCTATCATTTGTTTAAACATAGTCATAGGGTCTATATCTGAACCTAATTTTGATTTTTTTTCAGACATTACTTTCCTCCTTTATCATAAAATTGTGATACTTCTTTATTACCATCACTAATATTTTTACTTGTACCACCATATAACTGATAAGACATTCCTCCACCAGCTCTTTTCATAATTTGACCACCATATTGTTTTGCCACAAATTTATCACCTTCTTGTTTTAAAACTCCTTTTTTAACTAAAATATCTTTTTGAGTTACTTTACCATCTCCAGTTACATCTGGAAAACCACCACCTGCTTTTCTTTTTTTCATTTTCATTTTATTGCCTCTTGTTACTTGTAGTTTTATATTAGTTCTATTAATAGCCATTAGTCTGCATTCTTAATAACTGGTGTTGGTCCACCTAAAGGATTAGCAGGACTTTGCATATCATCTCTTCTAGTTCTTCTAGCTTGATTACGTAAACCATCTATAGAGTTTTTATATTTTGCTTCCATAGTTGGAACTAAAGAATAGTTTTTCATAAATATCATTGACTCTACCATACATGCATCAAACAAAGCATTGTAACAAAACTCACTAAAATAGTTTGATGTGGTAGCACTTGTGTCTGTTGCACTTGCTAGTGCTAAAGGTCTTTTTGTAACTTGTATCTCACCAGTCAAAGCTGAAGCTGGTGTAGGTACAACATAAATCTCTGTATTGTTTTTCCTTGCATAGTATCTTGGTGTTCCTGTTGATGTACTAGCATGTGGAAAATAATCTATTGCATATTCGTAAGGTCTTTGTAAAAGTGTTGTTATATTAGATGAAACACTTGTTTTATAATTTACATTACGAACAACTAATGTTCCCTCAGGAACAGTAACTATTGGGTCTCCTGCAGTAAAAGTAAATGTAGAATAATTATCTAAACCAGAATCATCTAGTTCTTTCATTAATCTACCTTCTGCTCTTTCTACAATATTAGGTATCTGACTTTCATATTCAGAAGAATCATTTTCAGTAGTATTAATTAAATCTGTTTTTAAAAATGAAAATGAAGGCATGATTATCCTACTATTAAAGTTACACCACCTGCATTAGGTGTAGAAACACTAACTGTGCCTTTACATCTAATACCTAATTCTCCTATATAAATATCTGCTTGACCACTTGCTGGAACTTGAAATTTAATTTTACTTCCTTCAGAGTCTTCAATATCAAATGTGCCTGCTATAGTAGAATACGCATGTATTGCTAATATACGTGTATCACCTTGAGTTGTTACGATAACTCCAGTACCTGATTTAAATTTTGATGTAATATTTGTTGACATATTAATTCCTTGATATTAGTATAGGAAGGCAGAGTAACTCATACCTTCCCATAATTTGTATTAGACTCCTGGGTTTCCGAAGTACCCTCTCCAATCAGATACACCAAAAGAATATCTTTCTCTTGCTTTAAATCTGATGTTTCCGGTATCGAAATCAGGTTCCATTTTAGTTTGTAAAGGTGTTCTAACGAACATCTTAGTACCATTAGGAACGTCAGTTTTAATAAAGTACGCATCTGGGTCATTAAATCTTCTGTTCACAAAGAAACCATTAGGCACCATGCCCATGTTTCTTAAACTGTTGATGTCATTGTCTGCACTTCCAGTTGTACCTGGGGTGTTTAAAATTACATCAGCAACGAAGATTAAATCGTTAGGTATATGCAGTGAAACTGCTCCTGCTCCTATCAAAATGCCTCTATCATCTTTAGTTTTTTGAATCTGTATTAAAGATGTTTCAAGTACAGTTTGTGATAAGTCAGCATTTGTACCATTGTTTGCGTAGTTGCTCTGACCACCACCTATTACTACAGGGTGAGCTGTACTAATGAATGCTTGTCCATCACCAATAGCAGAAGCACCAGCAGTAAAAGCATTGTTGAAAACTTCAGCAGCTTTCTGTTGCTTTGTATTTGCCATTGCTCTAGCTAAACCTTTTGCTCTTAACTTTGAAAAAGTGTCATAGAGGTTATCCTCCATTGCTTCTTCAGTAATAGCAAAAGCTAGTGCGACAGTTTCATTGTTATATCTTGCGACATAACTTTCACTCGCATTGTCAAAAGTGACAGCAGCACCTTCTAGTTTAGTTGGTGCAGTACCAAATCCTGTGAAGAGTACTTCCTCTTCAAAAGACCTGTCTGAGTTCTCTATATCATATAGAGGCTCATGTTCGTTATTAACTTCTCCATACTCCATTCCAAAGACTGCATTCAATCCAGGAAGGAGTTCTTTGCTAATACTAGCTCTATTTATTGCCATATTATATTTCCTTTCCTAGTTATTATACAGATGTTGAAACTTGAGCTTTTACAAAATTACTTCTGTGTCCACTTAAGTATACTTCAACGATTGGATATTGGTCAGTGTCAGTTACGTTTCCGTTGACAGAATCGCCATCAATGTCTTTTCTACCAACAATTCTTGCATGTGCACCTATTTCAACAGCAACTCCAACTGGAGCTCCTACTAATCTATAGTTAGATTGTCCAGTAATTCTGCTACCAGCATCTGCTGCTGATACAGTTGCAGTATAACTGTTTACGATACCAATCTCGCCGTCTGATAAAGTAGAATCTGCTTGTACAAAATAAGTTTGTGCAGGGTCTGTAATGACATGAAGTTTAACATCAGTAACACATGTTCCACCAGGGAAATATCTAGAAAATTTTGGTTCTCCATTTTCTACATATTGACATCCTTGGAAAACACCAGAAGGCTTCAATGAAGTTGAAGCTAAAGGTGTAATAGTTCCAGCAGTATCAATAACAATCAAATCTCCAGCATAAATGTCGTTTGGAAGAAGTGATACGATACCAATAGCTGAATTTGAAACAGGTTGTACTATCTGTCCATAACCTTCAGTGTTTGGCTGACCATCTCTTTTTCGAGCAGGGAGAAAACCAAATGGATTAAGACTTGTAGCCATAATAATTCTCCTAAGAAAAAAAGGGTTAAAAAATTAGTCCTGAAATTTAGGTGCTCTTCCCTTCGTTACAGAACTCTTACTTGTATTACTTACAGGTAAAGGATTCTGTTTATCGCCCATTAATTGATAATTAACAGCATTCATCATTTCCTTTGACTTGTTTAAGTAATGTTCTTTTTTCGCTTCCAGTTTAAACGTAGGTATTTTACCTAACGCTAAGTCTCCACGACAGACCACTCCTGTATAGCGACCTTCCTTCCTCACGACAGAAGTTGCTCCCATCTCCGGTACCTCCTCTGGAGTTACAAACTCCCAGCCTTGTTGTTGTTTCCTACCGATATTTTGATAATCTTCTTTATCTTTTAAATCAATACGAAGCCAGCCCAAGGTCATGCCTGAATTTTTGAACTTCTCTTCAACCTCTTTTGGTATTTGAGTTTGATTAGGTTCTTCAAATACATACTCTGTTTGTGCTCTTTCGTTAGTTTCCCTTGCTTGAGAACTACGTGTGTTTGTTCGTGTCATTATTTACCTCCACGTTGCATATTTATTGTTGTATAGTCACCTTCAGACTTAGTTACCTTCATCTTTTCGGCAGCATACTGTTCAAGTGGTATTCCCCATTTGTTAGCTAATCTCACATCTTCTTGTGATAATTTAACTTTCTTTGGGTTTGGAGAGGAACGTGACCCTCCAGCAACTACTTGAGATGGTGATGACGAACCATCATTTCGTTCTGTTGTAGCAGACTGTTCCTTAAATTTATTTGGAAAAGCTGCTTGCATTCTTTTATCAATCTCATCATAAAAATCTTCATCAGCAGGACTATATCCTTCATTTTTTAATTCAGCATCTATTGCTAAAGCTGATGCAGTCATGATGTTATCTTTACCAAACCACTCATTATTTGCTTGCCAATTTACAGCTCTTGGGTCTGGTTGAGTAGTTTGTTGTTGTTGTACTGGTTGTTGTTGAACTTGTTCTTTTTGTTCTGGCTGCTCAGTAAATTTACTTTTTGTTACTGCAACATTTTTTAAATCTGTTTGTGCTTCATTTAATGCTTCTTGAGCTTTTAATAATTTTTCTTTATCTTGTGCCTCAAAAGCATCAGCATATGCACTTCTTGCTAAATCTAATTTATCTTTTAATTGTTTTTCTGTTGCATCTAAGTTTAATTTACTGACTTTATTAAACTCGTTTTCTTTTGTACTGTATGAATTTTTTAATGTTTCATTTTGTTTAATTAGTTCAGCTATCTGCTCGTCTCTTTCTTTTCTTTGACGAATTAACTGTCTAATTCTTTTTTCTGCACCTTTAGTTTGAATACCATCTAGTTCTTTTTCTTTTGGTTCTTCTTTCTTTTCAGGTGTTGGTTCAGGCTTTGCCTCAACTTTTTCTTCTTCTTTACCTTCTACTTCGTATTCTACTTTTTCTTCTTCTTTTTTTGAGACTTCTATCTCATTCCAATTGTCTTCCATTTATTCCTCCGTTGTGCACGAAACAAACGCATTACGTGCTTATAATACTATTATACCACATTTTCAAAGAAAATGCAAGTCTAAAATGAACCTTTTGTTAAATTAAATGTAGGGTCTAAGTGAGTTGGGTCTTCTACTTTCATTATTACTTGGTCATCAAATAATAATAATAGTTTAACACCTTTATAAAATAGCTTTTGTCCGGCATGTTTTCCATAACAAATGTAATCATCTACCTTACACCAAGCTCCATTTGGAAACTTATCTATATCTTGATAGGCTAAGTCTCCTACTTTTATTACTCTACCAACTGTAGTTAAATAAGACATATCATCTTTAACTGCATCTGGTAATAATATACCACCTTTAGTTTTTTCTTTGACACTTATTGGTCTAACTAAAACATGATATCCTGGTAGTTCTGGTAATATATCTGGGTCTATTTTATCATCATCAGATATCCATGAACTGTTCTTCATTGCTTTTCCTAAAGCGACTTGTTGCATTAATCATCCTCCATTGTTTTCTTTAATACATTTTTTAATGTTTGTTTAGCCCATTCTATACTTGCGATAGAACCAACTAATTGCCTATAATGAGGATAGTCTTCAGCAGAACCATTTCCTAATGTTTCTTTTAACTGAGATAGTTCCTCATCATAGGCTTTTAATACTTGGTCAAATATTTCCACTATAGTTCAGCACACGCATAACAGTTAATTTCTAGTCCTACTTGTACTTCTTTTATAATTGGTTTATTCCACATATTTTACTCCTTATTTATTATCACTGGTCTGCAAAAGCAGGTGCAGTTGCTCCTGTTACATTTCCAAATACTTGATAGTTTGTACCATCTAAACCTAAGAAAGTAACTTCAAAAGCTCCAGGTACATTTAATTGTAAACTACTATTTGAACTTCCATTTGGATATACAACAACATTATCAGCATTAGTATCTAAATGTGTAATGTTACCTTTGTAAAAATTAGAATTTCCTGGTGTTATAAATATTGCATCAGTTGCATCAGCAGCACCACCACCATAAATAAATTTATAAAAAACTCCTGCTTCTGGAGCTGGTAGTGTATAAGTATTATCTTGTCCACCATCTGGAACAATATTTATTCTACCACCATGAGTTGCCTTTGTAATTGTAATATCACCATCAGCTAGTTCCACAGGTGTTGCTACTATTCCAGCACTACCATAGGTAAAATCTGTTGTGATAACACCAGTAGAGGAATTTTCTGTGATAGCATTAAAGCCATCTTCAGACCTCACTGGTCCTTTAAAAGTTGTGTTTGCCATTTTCTTCTCCTTGAATAATCTACTGTCTTGGCGAGTCTGCTAGGTCAGTCAGTAGAAGTTAATAAACCCTAGAAAATTATTTATCTATATCTTTAATTAATTTTAATGCTTCTGAATCTTCTTTTTGTTCTACGTCTACTTGTTTCTTTGCAGAGTCAAAAAGCATCTTTTGTTGTTCTAATTGTATCTTTTCTTCTTCAATAGCTAGTTTAGTCATAACATCTAATTGTTTTAATGCCTCTCTACTTGTTCTATCATCTACAGCTTTTTGTGCTTTAAGAGATGTGCTTACACCTTTTTGTTGTGCATCTATTACTTGTGCTTGACGTTTAATATCTAACTCTTGTGCTTCTATTGCTATCTTAGCATTTTCTTTAGCAGCATCTAGTTTTAGTTTTTCTTTTTCTAATTCTACTTTAGCTTGTTCTAATGCTACTAACTGTTGCTCTGGTGTCATTTGTTTACCCATTGCAATATTTGCATTTAATACATCTTGAGCTGCAGCAGCCATTACAGCTTCTATATCTGTAGGTGTTCTAGGCTGTTGTGGCATTTGCTCCATCATAACTTGTGTTGTGCCATTAATTTGTTCTTGATATTTCATTAATGTATGTTCTTGTATGTTAGCTTCTAAGATTGGTTTTACTCTTGCCATAATAGGATTAGCACCATTCATAGGGTCAGATAAATAAGACATCTTTACCTGAATATGTGCATCATGATTTTGTCCTGCAAAAGCAGCTATTGGTAAACCTTTAGTTGCAGCAGCTATATCAGATACTGGGTCTAAAGGTTGTGGTCTTGGTGCTGTAGGTAATATCTCTTCTATGTTTGGCATATTAGAAGCATTTAATATTGTTCTATTTAATGCCTCTAGATTAAACATTCCTGGTGGTGATTGTTGTGCCATTTGTAATGCCATATTTGCTAACATCATTCTATGTGCATTACTTGGTATATTAGGGTCACTTACAGGAATAACATCTACTGCACCATCAAAATCTTTTCTAAATATTTCTCTACTTGCATTGGGAACATCATAAGGATATTCATTAGGTAGATAATCATAATCTATCTCTGCAATAATTTTAAATTCATCTCTTTGTGATTTATGTAATCGTTTATGGATACCAGAAAAGAATTTACTAG